AGTAACAGCACAACTAACGATTTCATCACACCTTCGTCTTTCACTAGACAAGCGGCTGGCTCTCCACAATCAGCAATATTGAGATTTAGCCACACTAACGTATTCCGTAGTTATGGTGGCTCTTACATCTTAGATGCGAAGAATTATTCTACTGTGGTTGATGATAGTGGTTGGGGTAGAGACAACATATCCTCACCTAGTAAATCAAGTAATCCTTATCAAAACTCAGTTAAGAAAAACAACAACCGAGCAAACAATGAAACCGATAAATCTGTGAGATTCTTAGTAAGACCAATCAGAGTGTTGGATAACAAACACGTTGAATTGTATAGAATGAACGACCAACTACATTCTAGTAGCCCTCAAGAAGTTGACACGGAGAAATCTTACTATGCTACCACATCAGGTAACAAATACGGATTGTTTAACTATGAAGTAGATACACCTTCCACATCATCATTTTATGTGGGTGGTACAGCGGGTGCAAACGCAAATGGCCCGTATTATCCTGTGGTGTTGTTCGATGATGCTTCTTTCACAAACACTCGTTCAACAGGCCCAACAATACCAACTAGTGAATCTTCAAACTTCACCACAAATGTCAAACAAACTGTTGCTAGACTTATTGTAACAGAAAACACATTACAACATCACCGTTCTGATTCTGTAAGAAAAGGTGATTTCACAGTCCAACCAAGATTCTCTCAAACGCTACATCCTAAAGGACACAAAGGAGATGTAAGTTTCAACACAGACGACCACACAGGTGATGCAACATGACTTTGATAGAACCCGCTAACGGGGCTTTCACCGAATCTCCAAATGAGATTATGTATGATGTTAGAAAACCTGTGTTTGTAGATAATGCACTTCATTTAGGAAAATACGAATCACAAAAACTAGGTTTGCCTAAGGTGAGTTTTGCCGCTACACCACACACATTGGCTACTGAAAAGAAATATAGCGTTGTAGAAGAGCAATCTTCAATGTTATTATCCCACAATAAAACAGCAGGGCATACATCTAAAATTAGCGTTTATTCTCCTAGTGGTGTTAACACAACATCTAGATTACTCTACGACTCTAATGATGTGAGTAAAAGACTCTATAGAGATACTGTAGAAAACCTTTCCGAGCAAATTAGACTTAATTTATCCAACATGGAAAATCAAACATTCGCTGATTTAGGTTTGAGTAACACATTCCATCTAGGTCAACCTGTTGATGTTGGACTAAGAACTAGTGATTTAGCACTAGAGTTAGCATCTGAGGTTGATGGTGTACTATCTTCCGTATCAATAGGCACACCTTTGACTGTAACAAACGCAGATTCACAAAGGAGAAAACACAGTAACACTTTCTCAGCCTTTAATTTCAATAACTTCAATCTGATGGTCGCTCTAAAGATTCTTTCAAGAAGAGACAATAGAGTTTTAGAGTTTGATAACTTTGGTAATCTATTGTTTGTACCATTCAACTTCTCTAAACAACATCATAGAGTATACAAAGATTTACGATTTGGCCCTGAGAAGAATAACCCTATAGATGACACTTTGAATAGAGTAACTGTCAAAGGTAGTGTTATTGCTCTGAATGACAAGAATATTGTAACACTTAACGATGGTGGTAGACAAAAAGGTCGCTTCAATAGTAACGTCATAGAAAATACAACCCCAATAGTGGATTTGTCTTTAATGGGTCATAATGAAGTAAGTAAAGCAGCAAGACAGATTTTGAAGGCTAATAATTTACTCAGCAAATCAATAGAG